GCTTTTGCCCATGAAACCAGCTCTGCAACGCAAATTTCAACAACACTTTGCTGAATTTCGATTTCTATGGCTTGATTTGACCCGTATAACGGCGTAACATACAAAAAATTGTTGAAATCGCCCCAGGAGTCACGTCATGCTTCGCTCGTTCACCCTGCAAAACTTCCAGTCGTTCAGAGAGCCCGTGCAGATATCGCTGGAACTGAACCGCCACACTCCTGTGGATGGCCGGTCCTGCACGTCCGCTCTTGGCACCCGCCTTTCCAAAGCCATCGCGGTCGTAGGCGCCAACGCAAGCGGTAAAACAACCTTGATCAAGTCGCTGGTGTTCGTCGACTGGTTCGTCAAGCACTCGTTTCATGCCAAGCCAGACGAACCGATTCCCCTGGCAGCCCACTTTTCGGCAACAACCGAGCCCAGCACCTTTGAGGTGGAGTTCGAGTTCGACGGCCGTGAATGGCGCTACCGTCTGATTGCCTCAAGGGATCGCGTTTATCACGAGTCGCTGTACAGCAAACAAAGCCGTGCCTTCTCGTATGTCTTTACCCGCGAATGGAATCCTGAACGCAAGGGCTATACGGTCAAACAGCAGCAGTTCGGTATGCTTCAAAAGGAAGCTGAGAAGGTTCGCGAAAACGCATCGCTGATTTCGACGGCCGCGCAATACGAAGTTGATTTGGCCTTGAAACTGGTGTCAGCCAATGTGCTGAGTAACGTCCATGGTCTCGGTCGTCAGGCCATGGATCATGATCAGATCATGCGTGCCTCTGAGTTCTATGCCAAAAACATTGGCATTCGTAGCCAGATGGCGACCCTGTTGCATCAGTGGGATTTTGGCCTGTCGGATGTGCGTGTCGAGAAACATACGGTGACACGTGAAAGTGGCAAGACTGAAGAGATTCACATCCCCTTCGGCATTCACCGCGTGGGCGACAAAGAACATCCTTTGATGTTTTTGCATGAATCCAGCGGTACCCAGGGCGCATTCATATTGCTGTCCCGGATCCTTCCGGCGCTGCAGCACGGTGGTCTGGTGGTGATCGATGAACTTGAAGCGGATCTTCACCCGCACATGCTCAGCCCTTTGCTGGATTTGTTCTTTTCTCCGAAAACCAACCCGCACAATGCACAGATCATTTTTACCTGCCATTCCATCGAGGTGTTGAGCCTGCTGCACAAGGCGCAAGTGGTATTGGTCGAAAAAGACGACAACTGCGAGAGCGATGCCTGGCGACTGGACAGCGTCAAGGGTGTTCGTGCCGACGATAACCTCTACGCCAAATACATGGCCGGTGCTTACGGCGCCATTCCCCAACTGTGAGGGATGGTGATGGCGCGCAAACAACATCAGGTTCGCAAAACGCTGTTGATCGTTGGCGAGGGAGATTCGGAGGAAGCGTTCCTCAAGCACCTGCGTGAACTTTATTGCTCAGGCGGCTCAGGAGTGGCCGTCACTGTGCGCAATGCACATGGCAAAGGGCCGGAGAACGTCATTGATCACGCGGCACGGCAGGCCAGGATTTACAGCTATGACGCACGTGCCGCCCTGCTTGATACAGACATTCCATGGACTGACAAATTGAAGAAGGAGGCTCGAAAAGCCAAGATCGACATGGTCGGCTCGGTACCTTGCTTCGAAGGTCTGTTGCTGTCGATTCTGGGAAGACGCCCAGCCGACCAATGTGCGGACTGTAAAAAGGCGATTCAGCAGTTGATCGACGTCGATCTGACGGAACGTCAGAGCTATGCCAAGCATTTTCCGAAAGCGGTGCTCGATGCTGCCAGATTGAAGATCGTCGAATTGGACCAACTGCTGACGGCCTTCGAGGGGCATTGAAAATTGAAACTGACCAGGAGCATGCCATGACCATCTCATCTGCCATCCACGACCGCCACCTGGTGTCCTTCACCTATGACGGATTTCCGAGGGTGGTTGAGCCTCACTGTTACGGTACCGACAAAAAAGGCCATCCTGCACTTCGGGCCTACCAAGTGCAAGGCGGGAGTGAATCCGGGGAGTACGTGGGCTGGAGGCTATTCCACATCCGCAAGATTCGGCAGCTCACGATTCTCCCGGGTAAATTTCTCGGCCCGCGTCCTGACTACAAGCGGAATGACAAAGACTTTCTGCGGATCGACACGCAGATCTGAGATTTCCGCCCGAAATTTGCATGCATTTTTCGGACAGCACATCCTCTTGCTGAAGGGGGTAAAAGCGCTTGGCTTCTATGCCAACCAGCGCCTCAATGGTGGTCATTCAACAGCAATGAGTCACCATGGAAATCCGGCACCTGAATCAAAAGCAACTGGCTGAACGCTGGCAAGTCAGCGAAGCATCTCTTGAGCGTTGGCGCTCTGAAAAACTTGGCCCCGATTACCTCAAGTTGCATGGTCGGGTCTTATACCGTCAACAAGACATCGAAGCATTCGAGTCGCGCTGCTTGAAAAGCATGCGGCCTCAGGCCGACAGCGCAAGTCCCTGATCCATGCCTTGCACGGCCGAATCTCCAAGAACATCCCCGTTTAGACCGGCTCAGGCATCAACTGCCTGATCTGCCCACCCATTCTGTCCACCTTGCCCACCGGTTTGCCCACCCCCTGAATCCCAAACTGCACTCACGTTTTCGCAATCACCTGAAAGGAGATCAACGTGAGTGTCAAGCACCTGAATCAGCGCCAACTGGCTGAGCGCTGGAATGTCGCGGAGGCCACGCTCGAGCGCTGGCGATCCGCCGGTATCGGGCCGGTGTATCTGAAATTGCAGGGCCGCGTCCTCTACCGCGTCGAGGACATCGAGGAGTACGAGGCGAGGAGTCTGCACAGCAGCACGTCGTCGCGTGTCATGGCGGGAGGTGTGGCATGAGCCAACGCCATCTGCCCCCGCAACAGCAGGATGTGCTGTCCATCCCGGCCACTGATCTGGCTGCATTCGATGCCCGCAGCCTGTTCCAACTGAAGACGCTGGCCGCCGACCGCCTGGCCACTGCTAAGGCTGAAGTCGATCACATCGAACACGCCCTGAACCTCAAGTATGCCGAGCGCGCCAAGCACCTGCGCCTGGTCGCTGGCAAAGACAGCGGCGTCGTGCATTTCGACGATGGCGACGTACGCATCACGGCCGACCTGCCCAAAAAAGTCGAGTGGGACCAGGCGCTGCTGGCCAATCTCGAAGCGCGCATTGCCGCCAACGGCGACAACCCGCGTGAATTCATCGACGTCAGTTATCGCGTCTCAGAGACCAAGTTCTCCGCCTGGGCGAGCGCCCTGCGCGAGCAATTCATCCCCGCGCGAACCGTGAAGGTGGGCAAGCCCAGCTTCCGTCTCGCCCTGCTTTCGGAGTAATCACCATGTTCAAAAACCTCATCGAATCCCTGCGCAAAAAAACCTTGTCCCTGTCGGACCTGCCGGAAACCATCCGCGTCCCGGGTCACGCCGGGCAGACCGACATCGACCGCCTTCCCCTCGATCAGGCATCCGTCGATGACCTGGCCTTCGCTATCCAGGGCCTGGAAGCCCGCTCGTCTGAGATCTCCTGCCAGTTGCATTCCTTGCGCCGCCTGCACGATCTGGCCCGCGCCCGGGGCGCGCTCGGCACGGACAAGGTCACAGAGATCTTTGGTGGGGAGGTCTGATATGAGCTTTCCCTTCATCACCGCCGAGCAGCGCCTCGCAGAAAAGCGTGGCTCCAAGGGCGTCATTCTTGGGCCATCAGGTGTGGGCAAAACCACGCTGCTCAAAACCGCCGATGCGACCCGCACCCTGTTCATTGACCTGGAGGCTGGCGATCTGGCCGTGCTGGATTGGCCTGGCGACAGCGTGCGGCCACGCACCTGGCAGGAATGCCGCGATCTGGCCTGCTACATCGGTGGGCCCAATCCCGCGCTACGCGACGACCAGTCCTACAGCCAGGCGCATTACGACCAAGTGTGTGCCCTGTATGGCGATCCCGCCATGCTGGCCAAGTACTCGCTGATCTTCGTGGACTCGATCACGGTTGCGGGGCGGCTTTGTCTGCAATGGGCCAAGGGGCAGCCGCAGGCCTTCTCCGAAAAAACCGGCAAGCCCGACACACGCGGTGCCTATGGGCTGCATGCCAGCGAACTGGTCGGGTGGCTCACCCAGTTGCAGCATGTCCGTGACAAGGACATCTGGCTGGTCGGAATCCTCGACGAAAAGCTCGATGACTTCAACCGCAAGGTGTTCAGCCCTCAGATCGAAGGCTCCAAAGCCGCGCTGGAACTGCCCGGCATTGTCGATCAGGTCATCTCGATGGTGGTGCTCAAGTCGGATGACGGCACCCCTTATCGCGCCTTCGTCTGCCAGCACATCAATCCCTGGGGCTACCCCGCCAAAGACCGTTCCGGACGACTGGAAGTCGTCGAGGAGCCGCATCTGGGCCGCCTCATTTCCAAGATCACTGCGCCGCGCGCGCAATAAGCAGGAGAGTATTCATGAACAGCTACAGCAATAACGCCGCCTGGAATGACTTCAACGATGCCGAAGACCAGCGCGAGTACGCCCTGATCCCACCCAAAACCCTGGCCAAGGTCATCATGGCCATTCGCCCGGGTGGGTATGACGATCCAAGCCAAGGCTGGACTGGCGGTTACGCGACCCGTTCCGACAAGACCGGTGCGATCTATCTCAACGCCAAGTTCACCATTCTGGAGGGACCGTTTGCCAAACGCGTGGTGTTCGGGCTGATTGGCCTGTCCAGTCCGAAGGGCCCGGAGTGGACCCATATCGGACGCAGCTTCCTGCGCGCCATCCTGAATTCGGCACGGGGCATCCATCCCGCAGACAACTCGCCGCAGGCGCAGAGTGCGCGTCGCATCAAGGGCTTTGCCGATCTGGATGGTGTGGAGTTTGTCGCCCGCATTGATGTCGAAAAGGATCAGAACGGCGACGACAAGAACGTGATCAAGGCCGCCATTCAGCCGGATCACAAAGAGTACGCCGTGCTGATGGGGCAGCTGATGCGCCCCCCAAGCCAAGCGCCTTCGGCTCCCACCGGTACGCCCCCTATGACATCGGCGCCAACCGTTCCCACTCGTCCTGCCTGGGCGCAATAAGGAGGACTACCCATGATGCTGCGTCCTCGGCAGCGGGAATTCGTCACCCGCTGCGTCACGGCTCTCAAGGCCCATGGCAACACCCTCGGTGTGGCGCCGACCGGTGCAGGCAAGACGATCTGCCTGTCCGGCACCGCCGGGGAGTTTCTTCAACATCCGGACGCCAAGGCCTGCATCTTGGCGCACCGCGACGAATTGACCGCACAAAACCTGAGCAAGTTTGGCCGCGTCAATCCGCACGTCAGCACCTCGGTCTTCGATGCGCATCAGAAATCGTGGTCGGGTCAGGCCACCTTCGCCATGGTGCAAACCTTGGCACGCAACCTCGAGAAGATGCCCACGCTGGACATGCTGGTGATCGACGAGGCTCACCACTGCGCGGCGCCCACCTACCGGCTGGTCATCGACTCAGTCCTGGCCAAGAACCCGCATGCGCTGATTTACGGTGTGACCGCCACGCCCAACCGTGGCGACGGCAAAGGCCTGCGTGAGGTGTTCTCCAACGTCGCGGATCAGATCCGGCTGGGCGAACTGATCCGCTCCGGCCATCTGGTGCCACCGCGAACCTTCGTGGTCGATGTCGGTACGCGTGACGCGCTCGACGGTGTGCGCAAACTGACCGACGACTATGACATGAATGCAGTGGCATCGATCATGAACACCACGCCCGTCAATGCGGCGGTGGTGCAGCACTGGCAAGAGCATGCCGCCCGGCGCAAGACCATTGCATTCGCCGCCACCTTGGATCATGCCCATGCCGTCTGCCAGGCCTTCAATGCGGCGGGGGTTCGGGCCGCTGTGGTTCATGGCGAGATGACACCTGCTGAGCGGCAGTTCACCCTGGCCTCATATGAGACCGGCGATGTCATGGTGCTGGTGAATGTGGCCGTGCTCACGGAAGGGTATGACTACACCCCGACCTCCTGCATCGTGCTGCTGCGGCCCAGTTCTTACAAGTCGACCCTGATCCAGATGGTCGGACGTGGTCTGCGCGTGGTCGACCCAACTGAACACCCCGGCGTCATCAAGACGGATTGCGTGGTACTGGATTTCGGCACCGCCTCCCTACGCCATGGCAGTCTGGAGCAGGAGGTCGATCTGGATGGTTTCGCCGGTGAGGGCGAAGCGCCGACCAAGCGCTGTCCGCAGTGTGATGCCGAAGTGCCGATGGCCAGTCGCGAGTGTCCGCTGTGTGGCCACAGCTTTGCCAAGGAGATCGAGGAGACGCGTCACCAGATCAGCGATTTTGTGATGACCGAAATCGATTTGCTCAAGCGCTCCAACTTTGCCTGGTGCGACCTGTTCGGCGACGACTGCGCACTGCTGGCCACCGGTTTCAAGGCCTGGGCCGGGGTCTTCTTCCTGAGCGGACGTTGGTACGCAGTCGGCGGCGCCGAAAAGCTGCCCGCCCGCTTGCTGGGTGCGGGCGAGCGCACGGTCTGTCTGGCGCAGGCCAATGACTGGCTCAACGACCAGGAAGTTGATGATGCCGCTCACAAAACCCGTCGCTGGTTGCAGGAGTCACCCACGCCCGGGCAATTGCGCTACCTGCCTGCGCCGCTGCGCGCGGATTTCAGTCTGACCCGCTATCAGGCCTCGGCGCTGCTGACCTTCCAGTTCAACAAGACGGCCATTCAGCGTCTGGTGACGGCGGCCAACGATGCGGTGATGGCCGAGTTTCGGGAGGTAGCGTGAGATGTGCCGTATGCGCCCGCCAAGCCAAAGGCCTGGGGTATTTCAACCCGCGCTTGCGGCGCTCCGACCCCCGTCGCTACAGCGATCGCTGGGTGTTCTGCTCCATGCGTTGCCAGAACGCTTTCTCCCGGCTGATGGAGCGCCTGACCCAGTTTCAGGAGGACGCCGTGATTGATCCCAGTGACATGGAGCTCGCCGCGATGCGTGCAGCGCTGGCCCCCTTGGGTGAGTACGTCGCTTCCATCGGCATGGATCGCCCCTTGGCCGATTACGGCAAGGACGAGGTCCTGCGCCTGGTGGAGGTCGTGGTCGACGCCTATCAGGCCCACATGTTGGCCGAGCACGAACGCATGGTCGAGCGCGATCGCACTTTCTTTGAACAACTCGCCAGCCGCAAGGCCACTGCCAGCACGGGTGGCGATCACCACAGGATTCCATTTTGATGATCGACCTGAACCATCAACCCAAATTTCACGAGCAGGTGTCAATGTTGCTGGATGCAGCCTTGCAAGCCGAGCGCAGCCAGCAGGCCCGGCGGCGCTATCTGGGCGCCTCACGCCTCGGCGTGCCCTGCGAGCGCGCCCTGCAATACGAGTACGTCGATGCGCCGGTGGACGACGGTGCCGAGCTGCCTGGTCGCACGCTGCGGATCTTTGAAGTCGGCCACATCATGGAGGACCTGGCCATTCGCTGGCTGCGCCTGGCTGGCTTCGACCTCTACACCCGCAAGCAGGATGGCGAGCAATTTGGCTTCTCCGTTGCGGGTGGCCGTATTCAGGGGCATATCGACGGCGTGATCGCTGGTGCTCCTGCCGAACTGGGTTTGTCGTTTCCCATGCTCTGGGAGTGCAAGACCATGAACGACAAACACTGGCGCGACACCGCCAAAAAGGGTGTGACCGTGACCAAGCCGATCTACGCCGCGCAAATGGCGATCTATCAGGCGTACATGGAGCCGAGCATTCCTGGCATCGCATCTCAGCCTGCGTTGTTCACCGCCATCAACAAGGACACCCAGGAGCTTTGGTTGGAGCTGGTGCCGTTTGATGCAGCGCTTGCGCAGCGCATGTCTGATCGCGCTGTCAAAGTCATCCAGACGACCGAGGCTGGTGAATTGCTGCCGCGCGTGGCGTCTGAGCCGAGTTTCTACGAGTGCAAGTACTGCGCCTGGGCGCGTCGGTGTTGGCGCGAGCAGGGTGTGAGCGCATCGGGGGTGCAGTCATGAATGCGCGTCTTCCTCAACCCGTCATCGAGGAATTGACGGTGACCGCCCGTCGCCAGAAACCCTTGATCGGTGCATCCCTGCTGGAGCGTCTGCTGCTGCGTCATGTGGCTGTCGTGTGCCCGGAATCGCGACTGGTCGTGGCCGTGATCAAACAGGCGTTCGTGGACCTGTGCTCACCCTCGAAGCATCAGCGTGCCGAGGCCCGGCGATTTTTCCAGGACGGGCGTTTGGAACTTTGGTGCGACCTCGTCGATTTGTCACCTGAATTCATGCGCGAGATCGCTATCAAGGCGGGCTACTTGAATCCGGCAGACACCGACGAAGGAGGTGCCCATGCTTGATTTCAATGACCACGACCCTGCTGTTCCATCACCCAACGGGAATGCCGAGCGGGATGAGCTGCGTTCGGCCTTGCTGGCGCGACTGGAGGGGGTACTGTTTGCCCTGTTCCCTGCTGGCAAGGTGACACACGGCAAATTCGTCGTCGGTGATGTGCTGGGCAGTCCGGGCCGCAGCCTGGAGATCGAACTGGCCGGCGAACGGGCGGGCCTGTGGATCGACCGCGCCACGGGTAATGGTGGCGATGTCTTTGCGCTTATCGCAGCGCACCGCCATTGGGACACGCATCGTGATTTCGCGGCCGTCCTCAGCTTCGCCCGGGAACTGCTCGGCCGAGCGCCCGCCGTGTCACCCGCCAGACGCAAGGCAAGTGCGCCAGTGGATGACTTGGGACCAGCCACCGCCAAGTGGGACTACCTGGCCGCTGACGGCAGTCTGATTGCCTGCGTGTATCGCTATGAGCCCAGTCCTGGACGTAAGGAATTCCGCCCTTGGGATGCCAAGCGTCGCAAAATGGCGCCGCCCGATCCGAGGCCGTTGTTCAACCAACCTGGCATTGCTCATGCCGACCGGGTGATTCTGGTCGAAGGCGAAAAATGCGCCCAGGCCTTGATCGACGCTGGCCATTGCGCGACCACCGCGATGCACGGTGCCAACGCGCCCATCGACAAGACCGACTGGTCACCCCTGCAGGGCAAGCATGTCCTGATTTGGCCTGACCGCGACAAACCCGGCTGGGATTACGCCATGAATGCCGCCGAGGCGGTCATGGCTGCGGGTGCCCGGCATTGCGCGGTGTTGATGCCGCCGTCCAATCCCACGGCGCAAGACCCCCAAGGGAGTGCGGATGGCTGGGACGCAGCCGACGCCATTGCTGAGGGCTTTGATGTGGAGGCCTTCCTTGCCCACGGTGAGCGTATCCAGTTCCAGCCTTCAACGCCAGACATCACGCAGGCAGCAGATCCGACCGAGCAATCGGTGTGGGCCACTGAAGACGCACTGGCGCTGACCTTCTCGGGTCGGTACGCCCAGGACTGGCGCTATGTCGCGTTGTGGGGAAAGTGGGTGTTCTGGACAGGCAAGCGCTGGCAAACCGAGGAGACCCTGGCCGCGCACCACCTGATGCGTCAGATCTGTCGGGAGGCCGCACTCAAGGCAGACTCGCACAGGGTGGCCGCCAAACTCGCCAGCAGTGGCACCGTGGCCGGGTTAGAGCGGCTGGCACGTTCCGACCGGCGTCATGCGGCCACCGCCGACGAGTGGGATGCCGACCCCTGGCTGCTCAATACGCCAGGCGGTGTGGTGAATCTCAAGAATGGCGTGCTGCGCGCTCACGATCGTCTGGACCGACTGACCAAGATCACGACAGCCACCCCCGAAGGGGATTGCCCCACCTGGCAGCAGTTCATCCATGAGGTCACGGGCGGTGATCAGGCCCTGCAAGCCTATCTTGCCCGGATGGCAGGGTATGCGCTGACTGGATCGACACGCGAGCACGCGCTCTTCTTTCTGTATGGCACGGGTGCCAACGGCAAATCGGTGTTCGTGAACACCCTGGCCACCATCCTGGGCGACTACGCCACCAATGCACCCATGGACACGTTCATGGAAACCCGCACGGACCGGCATCCCACCGATATGGCCAGTCTGCGTGGGGCCCGGTTTGTCGCCGCCATCGAAACCGAGCAAGGGCGACGCTGGGCCGAGTCCAAGGTCAAGAGCCTGACCGGTGGCGACAAGATCTCGGCGCGCTTCATGCGCCAGGATTTTTTCGAGTTCATGCCGCAGTTCAAGCTGATCGTGGCAGGCAATCACAAACCGGCTATCCGCAACATCGACGAAGCGATGAAGCGGCGCCTCCACCTGATCCCGTTCACGATCACCGTCCCACCGGAAAGGCGCGACAAGCACCTGCAGCAAAAACTGCTGGCCGAACGGGATGGGATCCTGGCTTGGGCGGTTCAAGGCTGTCTGGAGTGGCAGCGTCAGGGCCGGCTCGACCCACCCCAGCAGGTGCTCGATGCCACCGATGAGTACTTCGAAGAGGAGGACGCAATTGGTGAGTTCCTGGACGAGGACTGCCAGCAATCGCCCGTGGCGCGGGAAGCGATCTCCGCAATCTACCAGCGCTGGCGTGAGCGCGCTGAGCGGCGTGGCGAGTACGTGGGCACCAGCCGCTGGCTAACCCAGCAACTCATCAACCGTGGGTTTGCGCGCACACGCCTGCATGGCGGGGCAAAAGCCCTGTCAGGCCTGTCGCTCAAACCCCGCGAGCCGGGCGGCTACATGCCCTATCGCGACGACTGACCGAATCGACAGACCCCAGTGGGTGACCGAAAGTGACCGGCATATCGTTATCTCTCTACACGTGTACGTGCGCAGGCGCGAGCGGATAACGAGAAACGGGTCACCTTCGGTCACCAGATGCCAAAAACGCATGGAGTGACCAATGAACACAATGACCATCTTCGCCCTTGATCTGGGCACACAAACCGGCTGGGCACTGACCAGCCGTGACGGCAGCATCACCAGTGGCAGCCAATCCTTCAAACCCCAACGCTTCGAAGGCGGCGGCATGCGCTTTCTGCGGTTCAAGCGCTGGCTCACCGACATCAAGCAGTGCAACGACGGCATCGACCAAGTCGTCTTCGAAGAGGTCCGCCGCCACGTTGGTGTCGACGCGGCCCATGCCTACGGCGGATTCATGGGACAGCTCACTGCCTGGTGCGAGCACCACCAGATTCCCTACCAGGGCATTCCGGTCGGCACGATCAAGAAGCACGCCACGGGTAAAGGTAACGCCAGCAAGGACGAAATGGTGGCATCTGTCCGTGCGCGTGGACATGCCCCGACCGACGACAACGAGGCTGACGCCATCGCCTTGCTGTACCTGGCCCGTGAGATGGCCACGGAGGGGGTGTGACATGAAAGTGCCCCAATACCGCTACCGCTGCCCCTTGGGCAATCTGCAGCCCACCACGCCGGATCTGGACGCGGTCAAACGCGAGGGCTGGCGCACCGATCACATCCTGGTGGTCAGCGAGCACGACGAACGGCTCGACTGGGTGGAGAAACAGTTCGTCCGTCGTCTGGGTGAACGCCTCTACGGGGATGGAGGCAAGCGCCATGACTGAGGCCAGAACCGAATGGACTGTGGACGATGTGGCCGCCCGGTTTGCTGAGGCTGCCGAGATTGCACACAAGCTGCCCCGGGTCAGACCGGGCGGCTACTTCAACCCGTGGATGACCTTGGCCATGCAGGTGCCCGAGCGCTACCCAGATCCCGAGCGGCTGTACCGGCCCATGCCCCCCAGCCCCCAGGCGGTGGAGCGGATGCTCGAGACCATGCGCTGGGTGCAGTGGCTAGAGGTCGAGCAGCGGCACCTGGTCTGGATGCGGTCGAACCGTTATCGCTGGGAACAGATCGGTCGGCGCTTTGCCTGTGCGGCTCGCACCGCCCAACGAAGGTACGACGCGGCTATCCATCTGGTCACCTTGCACCTGAACAAGGGTCACTGAATGAAGTCGCGGCAAGTTGATGGTGCGCGTAGGGTGGTGCGGGGTGGTGATGACAGATGCCAAAACACCCCCTGTCGCGTTTTACCCGGTTTCGGCCTACAGTTTCAGTTATGGTCAGGACAGCGGTGTGAGTTGCAGGAGTGATCCTCAGATCGCAGCCTCCACCCCAACAAATGCGAACCAATGCAAACCCCTGATGGCTGAAGCCAATCAGACGATTGCGGAGTCCTGCGGAAAATCGATGGGTCCTTCCTGGCCAAAACGGTATGCGGGGGGCAACAGCGCGAGATTTCGATAGCGTCTGACCGCAAAAACAGGTTACCACCCGGCCAGGTTACCGGCCTGCGGTTACCACCCCGAACGACAGTTACCACCCACTCAAAATTTCTCACCCGCCCTGCGGCAACGCTCGGCGGGTTTTTCAATTCCATGACGCCAACCCTGCAGATCGAATACCGCCCGATCGATGCGCTGCTGCCGTACGCCAGAAACCCCAGGACGCATTCGCCAGCCCAGATCGCCAAGATTGCAGCCAGCATTGTGGAGTTTGGTTGGACAAGTCCGCTACTGGTCGATGGCGACAACGGCATCATTGCTGGCCATGGTCGTCTGGCGGCTGCACGCAAGCTGGAGCTGGCCGAAGTTCCTGTGATTGAACTTGGCCATCTGACCGCTGCGCAAAAGCGTGCATATGTCATCGCCGACAACCGCCTGGCGCTGGATGCCGGATGGGATGACGAGTTGCTGGCGTTGGAATTGGCGGAACTGTCCGAGGCCGGTTACGACCTGCTGCTCACCGGATTCGACGATGACGAACTCGCCAGGATGCTGGCTGATTTGAGCGAATCTGAAGCTGGTGATACCGATGATGAATCGGATGCCGAAGCAGACGACGATGTCCCGGAGCCACCCAAGCAGCCCATCTCCCGACCCGGCGACGTCTGGCAGTTGGGCCCGCACCGCCTGATCTGTGGCGATGCCAGCGACCCGATGGTGATCTCCACCCTCATGCAGGGCGAGCAGGCCAGCCTGTGTTTCACATCTCCGCCCTACGGCAACCAGCGCGACTACACATCCGGTGGCATCGCTGACTGGGACGGTCTGATGCGCGGCGTGTTCGCGCAAGTGCCCATGGCCGCCAATGGGCAGGTGCTGGTCAACCTCGGGCTGATCCATCGCGACAACGAGTTCATCCCGTATTGGGATCCATGGCTCGATTGGATGCGCATCCAAGGCTGGAGGCGTTTTGCCTGGTACGTCTGGGACCAGGGGCCGGGGATGCCCGGTGACTGGCAAGGACGCCTGGCGCCCAGCTTTGAATTCATCTTCCACTTCAACCGACAGACGCGCAAACCCAACAAGACGGTGCCCTGCAAGTTCGCTGGTCAGGAGACCCATCTGCGCGCCGACGGATCCTCAACCGCGATGCGTGGCAAGGACGGCCAGGTCAATGGCTGGACCGCAGCGGGTCAGCCCACACAGGACCACCGGATCCCTGACTCGGTCATCCGCGTCATGCGCCACAAGGGAATGATCGGCAAGGACATCGATCACCCGGCAGTGTTCCCGGTGACGCTGCCGGTGGAGGTCATCGAGGCCTACACCGATGAAGGCGAGATCGTGTTTGAGCCCTTCGGCGGCAGTGGCACCACGCTGATGGCGGCCCAGCGCACCGGTCGTATCGGCCGGGCAGTGGAGATTGCACCCGAGTACGTGGACGTGGCGCTGATCCGTTTCCAACAGAACTTCCCTGGCGTGCCGGTCACCCTGGCCGCCACGGGTGAAACCTTTGAGGTCGTCGCTGCCCAGCGACGAGAAACACATGCAACTGTCTGAACATTTCGTACTGGCCGAATTTCTGGTTTCGGAGACCGCCGCTCGCCGTGGCATTGCCAACGAGCCCACCCCTGAGATCATCGACAACCTGCGTCGGCTGTGTCAGTTGGTGCTGGAGCCCCTGCGCGTCAAACTGGTGCGTCCGGTGGTGATCACCAGTGGCTACCGGTCGCTGGCACTGAACCGTGCTGTCGGCGGCAGCCCGACCAGTCACCACAGGCAAGGCCGTGCCGCTGACCTCATCGTGCCGGGCATGTCGCCGCTGGCTGTGTGCCAGGCAGCCAACCAGTTGAAGCTGCCCTGCGGGCAGATCATTCACGAGTTCGGTCGCTGGGCACATCTCTCGGTCGCCGCCTCCAACGAACGCACCCAACTGCTCACCGCCAAGCTGGCGCAGGGCAAGACCGTCTACGAACCGGGGCTGGTCCATGTCTGAACCTTGGCTTTCAACCGTTATTGAGCGATGGTCCACCGACAAACTGGTGCCCTACGCCCGCAATGCCCGCACCCACTCCGAGGAGCAGGTGGCGCAGATTGCGGCATCCATCGTCGAGTTTGGGTTCACCAATCCGATCCTGGCGGGATCCGATGGCGTGATCGTGGCAGGCCATGGACGCCTCGCCGCCGCGCAAAAGCTGGGCTTGGACACGGTGCCTGTGGTCGTGCTCGATCACCTTACGCCCACCCAGCGCCGGGCCCTCATCATCGCGGACAACCGCATTGCCGAAAACGCCGGCTGGGACGACGCCATGCTGCGTATCGAGTTGCAGTCTCTGCAGGAGGATGGCTTCAATCTGGACATCACCGGGTTTGACGCTGGCGCTCTGGCCGATATCATGGCGGGCGAAGAAACGACGCTCGACGGAAACACAGATGACGATGCTGTGCCCGAAGTGTTGGCCACCCCGATCTCCCGCTTTGGCGATGTTTGGGAACTGGGCAATCACCGCCTTGTATGTGGGGACGCCACCGACCCCAAGAGCTACGAACTGCTCATGGCCGATGCCCTGGCCGACATGGTGTTCACCGATCCACCCTATAACGTGGACTACGCCAACAGTGCCAAGGACAAGATGCGTGGCAAGGATCGCCCGATCCTGAATGACAACTTGGGCGATGGCTTCTACGATTTCCTGCTGGCGGCAATGACGCCGATGTTGGCACGCTGCAGCGGTGCCGTCTACGTGGCCATGTCATCCAGCGAGTTGGATACCCTCCAGTCAGCGTTTCGGGCAGCCGGTGGCAAGTGGTCCACCTTCATCATCTGGGCCAAGAACACCTTCACGCTCGGTCGCGCCGACTATCAGCGCCAGTACGAGCCCATCCTCTACGGCTGGCCGGAAGGTCAGAACCGCCACTGGTGCGGTGACCGTGACCAGGGCGACGTGTGGAACATCAAGAAGCCGCAGAAGAACGATCTGCACCCGACCATGAAGCCGGTGGAGCTAGTCGAGCGGGCCATCCGCAATTCCAGCCGACCCGGTGACATCGTCTTGGATCCCTTCGGTGGATCCGGTACAACCCTCATCGCAGCAGAAAAAACCGGCCGCATCGGCTGGCTGATCGAACTCGATCCCAAATACGTCGATGTGATCGTGCGCCGCTGGCAGGACTGGAGTGGACAAGAAGCCTACCGGGAAGCCGATGCGGTGAAGTTCAATGACCTGGCCGGTGTCGTCGATATTGCCGGGGATGACGCAGAGGTGGCGGCATGAAGCAGTCGCGTCTGATGTCCCTGGCGGAGTCGCTGGCCAATGTGCTTGTTGGCTATGGCGTGGCGGTTGCCACACAGATACTGGTCTTTCCGCTGTTCGGGCTGGCCGTGAGCATCTCCGAAAACTTGATGATCGGCCTGATCTTCACGGCTGTTTCGATCGTGCGAAGTTATGCGCTGCGCCGGGGCTTTGAAGCCCTGCGGGTGCGTCAGGGCGCCCAACGGATAGCCGCTGATGCGGCGAATCCATCAGCTTAAAGACGCAATAAGTGCGGAGATTGTCTTGACGGTGCGGTGAAAATCGCCCACAATCACCGCATGGAAAGCGAAGATAAACGGTATATCTGGCAGCAAAACGACTGGCCGCACTGGGTCTATGACCACAAGCAGCTGGCGCCATTGCTTGCCCAGGTCCACATGGCGCAGGGGTATTTGCTCGGTCGTATGCACGACCTGGGGCTGGATGTGCGTGATCAGGCCACCTTGCGTGTCCTGACCGAAGATGTACTCAAGACCAGCGAAATCGAAGGTGAGAAACTCAACCCCGACTCGGTGCGGTCGTCCATCGCCCGCCGCCTGGGTGTCGACATTGGCGCACTGACTCCGACCGATCGGCATGTCGATGGTGTGGTGGACATGGTGTTGGATGCCACCCAGCAGCACAGCACTCCCCTGAGTGCAGAGCGCCTGTTCGGCTGGCATGCGGCCATGTTCCCGACCGGCTATAGTAGTCTCACCAAAATCCGCGTTGGCCAATGGCGCGACGACGCTCAAGGGCCAATGCAAGTGGTCTCAGGCCCCATCCATCGCCAGAAGGTTCATTACGAAGCACCGCCAGCACACCTGCTTGCTGCCGAGATGGGCGACTTTCTGACCTGGTTCAATGTGGACCAACAGGACGATCCGGTGATCAAGGCGGGGCTGGCCCACCTGTGGTTCGTGACCGTCCATCCCTTTGAGGATGGCAATGGCCGTATCGCGCGTGCCGTCGGAGACATGGCACTGGCCCGAGCGGAACAGTCCGCGCAGCGCTTCTACAGCCTGTCGGCCCAGATCCAGCACGAGCGCAAGGATTACTACGATCGCCTAGAGGCCACGCAAAAAGGTCACATGGATATCACCGCCTGGCTGGAGTGGTTCCTGGCCTGTCTACTGCGAGCCATACAGGGGGCCGAAACCACACTGGCGCAGGTGCTGGCCAAGGCACGCTTCTGGCAACACTGGGCGGGGGTGCCGATGAACGATCGGCAGATCAAACTGCTCAACAAGTTGCTCGATGGCTTCGATGGGAAACTGACCAGCAGCAAGTGGGCGGCGATTGCCAAATGCTCACAGGACACAGCGCTGCGCGATATCTCCGATCTGGTGGAACGCGGAGCATTGAAAAAATCTGATGCCAGTGGCCGCAGCACCAGTTATGAATTGATACCGGTTGGCGATCAACCCTGATCGCAGGCCAGCATGTTCACGCTTCACTGCACCAAAAAACTGCTCGAACGAGTTCAACCTGAGATCGCCGCGCCGAGCAACGCGAACACGCGATTGGGTAACTGGTATGCCACGGCATTGTTCTGGAAGCCGCAGATGGCACTGTTTGTAAACGAGCGAACGCTGTTGCCGATTCTGATGCCTCTGGCGCCGGCGGCCACATTAGCGAAGCGATTTCCAGCAGCGTTGAAAGAAGTGCTACAGGGATTGGACCTGCCCCCCGAATTCATTCAGGCCGAAATTGAGGGTATGGGCGAAGTGGTTTATGCCAAGACGTCGAACCGCAGTGTGGTGGGCATGATGAACGAATTTGCTTTCCTCGCCGAGGCATTCCGCGACCGAGGTGCTCCCGTAGATATCTTGGCGTTGTCACTAAAGTTGGCAGGCGTGCCTTGTGGGCCACTCTCCAAAGGGGCTGGCTTTCCGGAGTATGCTGTGCGTGAGTTGGTTGCTGGCGGCGGCGTTCATTGAGTAGACTGCTATTCAACCAAGGCCGCTTCGACGATTTCGCAGTGAATTACAAAGCCGATCAGGTAAGGCATGCCACGTGGGATGCCATAGTCTTTGCTGGCCTGGCGGCCGATGGTCCAACCCATCCACTGTTGGGTGGCCCGCTCAATTGAGGCTTTGAGCGTGGCGCCGGCATACAGGCCGTTGTGCACGTCGTCGGCAAAGTGACGCCCATAGCGGCTGTCGAGGAAGGTGCGTACCGATTCAAGGGGTTGCCCGGTTGCGTTCGAAATCTCGGCCATCGCGATTGGCCAGGCCACTTCGGCTTGGTCCCGCAGGCCGCCAAAAAATCCCCAATCGGGGTTGCTCGTTGCAGGCATTTGAGTAGTCATCTTAAGATCCTCCGTGTCTGTGTTGGCGATGACGCCATTGACGCGCTGTTCAACACAGAAGCCAAGGCTTTGATCGAAGAACATGGACAGCGTGGCTGTGCTGCCACTAGCTAAGTCTCGCGATGTACCGACAAAAGTCGCTGCCACTCGGATCCACATACAGGTAGGGACGTCCGGGTGCGTGAATTTCCACGCACAGACGCCCCTGGCCAAGGTAGCCACCCTTGCCTGCGAGCCAATCGCGCGACGTCAGCAAGTTGGCCGCGAAGCCATCGAATTCTTCCGGCGTCATGGTCCGCGTCTCGGTGATGTAGACCAGATAGTCGCCGGTGGCACACATGTCCTTGAGGTCCACCGGCTTGCGCGCGAAGGGCAGACGAATACCGAGCTCTTCGACCTGGATGTCGTTGCCGTCGACCGTGAAGGTTCGCGGCGTGCGCTCAATCGTGATCGTCATCTGGGGTCTGGTCGTACGAGTGTTCATGCTGCCTCCGTGCCGCTGGTTGCGGACTCGATGCGATACACGCGCTGACCGCCGGCCTCCTTGCTCGATGTGATGGTCAGCCCCAGGCGTTTCTTGAGCGTGCCGGCCAGTGTGCCGCGCACGGTGTGCTGTTGCCAGCCCGTGGCTTCCATGATCTGCGCGATGGTGGCGCCCTCGGGGCGCTGCAGCAGACCGATGACCAGGGCCTGCTTGCTGTCGGCGCGCGTGCGAACCGGCTTGTCCTTCGCGGACGTTTGCCAACTGGCCTCGACGCTGGCGACATCGGCTTCCAGTTCCGGATCGTCCAGCGTGATGGTTGGCGGCAATGCGCCCGGTCGGGGCAGGCCCAGGGCGTCATAGCCCTCGGCAGCGACCAACCAGTCATCGCCGTCGGGCGTGATCAGAGCGCGTTTGAACAAGCCTTCGAGCACTTTGGCGCGGGCGCCACCCTTGATGTGCTCGGGGAACCAGATGATCTTGCCGCCGCTGTGTTGCACGGCGTTTTCCAGGATGGCCTGCTGGTTGGGGTTGAGTATCGTGGCCATGGCTGCCTCAGGCGTGCAGGGCCGCAGTGTTGACCGCATTCGCTTTGCGGGCGCGGTGCATGGGTTGCTTGGGCGTGTTGCTACCCGCTGCGCGCAGCCCGGCGTCAAACGCGGCCTGCAAGGCGGACTTCACGCCCCAGACGCTGACGTCGTGGAAATCCAGGCGATCATTGTGCTGGGTCACCAGCGTTTCGATGAACAAGTGGTCCAGGGCAATCGATTCGAGCAGCAGTTCGATCTCATCGGCAGAAAGGTTCGCAGGTGCTGTGGCGGTGTTGCGTGTCTTGGGCATTTGGAGCCTCCGTTTGGTTGATGACGATGCCATTGACGCGCTGTTCGAGCCAGAAGCCAAGGCTTATCTAATCCCGGGTGATTCACTCGCCTTTGCATGACAAACCGCATTACGGAGGCCACCCACTTGCACTGAAGTGATTGATACATGGGACTGTCCATTCGCGCCTACGCGCGCCACCGAGGTGTGTCGCACGTGGCCGTCAAGAAGGCCATCGACACCGGGCGCATCACGCAATTGCCGGACGGCACCATCGATCCGGTGGTGGCCGATGCCCAGTGGGCGGCCAACACCACGCCCACACGACGCTCCATGGCAGATGCCGCCAGTGACAAACCGACCTCGCAGGTTTCCGCCTCACCCCGTGAGATTCCGCAGGCTTCCGCAAAAGTTGTGCGAGACGTGCCAGAGCCACCAACCCCGGCGCTGTCCTCCGGCGGCACGTCATTGCTGCAAGCGCGCACGGTCAACGAGGTGGTCAAGGCGCAGACCAACAAGGTGCGCCTGGCCCAGTTGAAAGGCGAACTGGTCGACCGGGCGCAGGCCGTGGCTCACGTGTTCAAGCTGGCCCGGGCAGAACGCGATGCCTGGCTCAACTGGCCTGCGCGCATTTCCGCGCAAATGGCCGCCGGGCTGGGCGTGGAACCTCATGCCTTGCACGTGGCGCTCGACGCCGCCGTGCGCGAGCAGTTGCAAGACCTGGGCGATGTGCAACCCAAGGTGGACTGATCATGGATGAGCTGTATTACGAAGGCTGGGACGCGATCGAGCGTGCTTGGCGCGAGGGCTTGACGCCCGATCCGCTGCTGACCGTGTCTGAATGGGCCGACAAGCACCGGGCACTCTCCAGCAAGGCCGCCTCCGAACCTGGCCGCTGGCGAACCAGCCGCACGCCTTACCTGCGCGAGATCATGGACTGCCTGTCCCCCATGTCGCCGATCGAACGGGTGGTGTTCATGAAAGGCGCCCAGGTGGGCGGCACCGAACTGGGCCTAAACTGGGTGGGTTATGTGATTCACCACGCCCCGGGTCCGATGATGGCGGTGTGGCCGACGGTGGAGATGGCCAAACGGGCCTCCAAGCAGCGGATTGACGCGCTGATTGAAGAAAGCCCGGCCATCCAGGAGCGCATCGCTCCGGCTCGCAGCCGCGACTCGGGCAACACCATCCTGGCCAAGGAATTCCATGGCGGGGTGCTGGTGATGACCGGCGCCAACAGCGCGGTGGGCTTGCGTTCCATGCCAGTGCGCTATCTGTTCCTGGACGAGGTCGATGGCTACCCGCTGGATGTGGAAGGCGAAGGCGATGCCATCTCGCTGGCCGAGGCGCGTACCCGCACCTTTGCCCGGCGCAAGATCCTGATCGTCTCGACGCCCACGATTGCCGGGGCCAGTGCGGTGGAGCGGGAATTCGACGCATCGGACCAGCGCCGCTACTTCGTGCCGTGCCCACACTGCGACCACCGCCAGTGGCTTCGGTTTGAGCAGCTGCGCTGGGAACGAGGTCAACCGGAAACGGTGGCCTACATCTGCGAGTCCTGCAGCCAGCCGGTCGCCGAGCACCACAAGACTTGGATGCTGGACCACGGGCAATGGCAGGCATGTGCACCGGAGAGTGCGGGGCGCACCGCTGGGTTTCATCTTTCATCCCTGTACAGCCCGGTGGGTTGGCGCAGTTGGGCAGACATTGCACGGGCCTGGGAAGCGGCTGCCATGTCTGACACGCGCTCGGCATCCGCCATCAAGACTTTTAAGAATACCGAACTGGGTGAGACCTGGGTCGAGGAAGGCGAAGCACCGGACTGGCAGCGCCTGCTGGAGCGCCGTGAGGATTACAGCATTGGCTCGGTTCCCGCGGGTGGCTTGCTGCTCACCGCCGGTGCCGATGTGCAGAAGGACCGCATCGAAGTGTCGGTCTGGGCATTCGGGCGCGGCAAGGAGTCCTGGCTCATTGAGCACCGTGTGCTGATGGGCGACACGGCGCGTGCCGAGGTCTGGTCATCGCTGGCCAAGGTGCTCTCTGAAACCTGGACCCACAGCAGCGGCTGCCAACTGAGTCTGGCGCGCATCGCGCTGGATACTGGCTATGCCACCCAGGAAGCCTATGCCTTCGTGCGCGGTGTGCGCGATGCGCGGCTCATGCCGATCAAAGGCATTGCCGGGGGCGCTGCATTGATCGGCACCCCGACAGCGGTGGACGCCACGGCCAGTGGCAAGAAGCTGCGCCGGGGCATCAAGGTGTTCCCGGTGGCCGGCGGCATTGCCAAGCTGGAGTTCTACAACAACCTTCGCAAAAGCGCAGAGGTAGCGGATGACGGTGTGACGCCCGTCTACCCGGTTGGTTTTGTGCACCTCCCCAAAGTCGATGCTGAATACCTTCAGCAGCTGTGTGCCGAGCAGTTGATCACCCGTCGCGACCGCAACGGCTTTGCCCACCGCGAATGGCAAAAGATGCGCGAGCGCAATGAGGCGTTGGACTGCTACGTCTACGCCCGGGCGGCAGCGGCAGCTGCTGGTCTGGACCGTTTCGAAGATCGCCACTGGCAAGAACTCGAAAGACAACTTGGCGCTGGCCCTCCGGTCGACGCCCAACAAATCACAACCCCAGAGGCCACCCGAGAGCAGAAGTTCGACGGTGGCCTCAGCACTTCTGGCAGCGCCAAATCCAACCCGCGTCGGGTGGTGCGCAGCCGATGGATGACCTGAACATGACCTACACCCCTGAACATCTGCACGCCTTACGTGAAGCGCTGGCCAGCGGCGAACACCGCGTGACCTACGACGGCAAAAGCATCGAGTACCGCAGCGTGGCCGATCTGAAGGCCGCGATTGCGGAGGTCGAAGCCGCCATCGCTCGTGAATCCGGCGCACCCAAATCGCGCCAGATCCGCGTCACCACGAGTAAGGCACTCTGATGGCCTGGCTCAAAAATCTGCGTCGCCGCATGTTCGGCGGCACGCCGGTCTATGACGGCACCGGCGGTGGTCGCCGTGCCCTGGCCTGGATGCCTAGTAACCCCGGTGCTGTTTCTGCACTGTCACTGGCGCAAGATGAACTGCGTGCCAAAAGCCGCGACCTGGTGCGGCGTAACGCCTGGGCGGCTGCGGGCATCGAAGCCTTCGTGGCCAATGCCATCGGCACCGGCATCAAGCCACAGAGTATGGTGCAGGACCAGGCCACCCGCGAAGCCATCCACAGCCTGTGGTGGGACTGGTGCGAACAGGCCGATGCCGCTGGGCTGACCGACTTCTACGGTCTGCAGGCACTGGCGACGCGCGCCATGCTCGAGGGCGGAGAGGCTCTGATTCGGTTGCGCCACCGCCGCACCGACGATGGCCTGCCGGTGGCACTGCAAATTCAGGTGCTGGAAGCCGAGCATCTGACAACCACCATGAACCGGGATCTACCCGGTGGCAATGTCGTCCGCTCAGGCATCGAGTTCGACCGGCTGGGTCGCCGGGTGGCTTACTACCTGTATCGCTCGCACCCCAATGATGGACTGCTGGCACCGATGTCCAGCAGTGCCGGCGGCGGTGGAATGGATACCGTGCGGGTGGATGCCGGTGAAGTGATCCACCTGTTCCGCCCCTTGCGTCCCGGCCAGATCCGGGGTGAACCATGGCTCACCCGGGCACTCGTCAAACTCAACGAGCTGGACCAGTACGACGACGCCGAACTGGTGCGCAAGAAAACCGCTGCCATGTTCGCTGGCTTTATCACCCGCATGGCCCCCGAGGACAACCTGATGGGCGAGTCGGCGGCCGACGGCAATGGAGTGGCGCTCGCGGGAATGGAACCCGGCACGCTGCAGATCCTGGAGCCAGGCGAAGACATCAAGTTCTCAGCCCCTGCTGATGTGGGATCGTCGTACGCCGAATTTATGCGCCAGCAGTTTCGCGCGGTGGCCGCTGCCATGGGCATCACCTACGAGATGCTCACGGGCGACCTCACGCAAGTGAATTACTCCTCCATTCGTGCTGGCCTGCTGGAGTTTCGCCGCCGCTGTGAAGCCCTGCAGCACGGTGTGATCGTGCACCAACTGTGTCGCCCGATCTGGCGGGCCTGGATGGACCAGGCGGTGCTCGAGGGCACGCTCAATTTGCCTGGATATCGCCAATCTCAGCGCCAGTACCAGGCAGCCAAGTGGATCCCCCAGGGTTGGACGTGGGTGGATCCGCAAAAGGAATACAACGCCATGAAGCTTGCCATTCGCGCGGGCCTCATGAGTCGCTCGGAAGCGATCTCGGGCAACGGCTACGACGCTGAGGACGTGGATCGGGAAATCGCCGCCGACAACGCTCGGGCCGATGGCCTGGGATTGGTCTTCGATTCGGACCCCCGCTACGACCAGCCGATGCCCAACAACACACCATCACCCTCGGGCAGAGATGCTGCGCCGACGGATCTCTCAACCGATACCTCACTGGAGTAGCCCATGCTGCCTCACCTTGCTTCCCGCCTGTTCGGGACACCCTTGCTCGTCCATCGCGCCAAACTTGACGTCATTCTGGCGGTGATGGGCGAACGCCTGGGCCTGGCTGCGCCGGCCGTCGATCTGGCCTTGCCTGTCCCCAAACCTGTAACCGCTTCGCCGACAGGCATCGCGTTTATCCCGGTCTACGGCACCCTCGTCAAACGCGCGATCGGCATGGAGGCGGCCTCGGGCCTCACCTCTTACAGCGAGATTGCCGCCATGCTGGATGCGGCACTTGCCGACCCCATGGTCAGCGGCATCCTGCTCGACATTGATTCGCCCGGTGGCGAGGCCTCCGGCAGCTTCGAGTTGGCGCGCCGCGTGCGCGAAGCGGCGGCGGTCAAACCCGTCTGGGCCGTGGCCAACGACGCGGCGTACTCGGCGGCCTACGCGATCGCTGCTAGCGCCCAGCGTTTGTACGTCACCGAAACCGGCGGTGTGGGTTCGATTGGTGTCATCGCCCTGCATGTGGATCAGTCGGTCAAGGATGCGACCGATGGCTATCGCTATACCGCTATCACCGCCGGGGCGCACAAGAACGACTACTCGCCGCATGAGCCACTGTCGGATGCCGCCAAGTCGGAGTTGCAGGGCGAAGTGGATCGGCTTTACGCCATCTTCACCGAACACGTTGCCGCCATGCGTGGCCTGGGCCTCGAGGCAGTGCGTGCCACCGAAGCTGGTTTGTACTTCGGCGGCAATGCAGTGACCCAAGGCCTGGCCGATGGCGTGCAAACGCTGGACGCAACGCTCACCGAGTTCCACCAATTCATTAACGCCTCCAAAAACGCCCTTACCCAGTCGCCGTCTCAGGTGCGGGGCGTGATCCGTGCTGAGACGGCACTTCCTCATAAGGAGTTATCCATGTCTGACCCACAAGACACCCACGCCAAAAATCTCTCTGAAACCATCGGCGTTGATGAGGCGGCGGTCCTGGTCGCTGAAGCCCGCCGAGAAGTGACCCAGACCGCGCAGGCCATTGCCGAAGTTTGCATGCTGGCCGGTTGCCCGGACCGTGCGGCTGAGTTCATCGCGACCGGCAAGACCGAGGCGGATGTACGCCGCGTGCTGATCGATGCACGGGCGGCTCAGACCGAAGCAACGGAGATCCGTTCGACCATCACCGCTGAGGCCGGCACAGCCATTCGCTCGCACGCAGAGAATTCCCCCATCGTCGCCGCCGTCAAAAAACTCACCGGTACCGCCTAAGAAAGGAAATCACCCATGTCTGTCATTACCCAACCGAAAGACCTGGCCGACCTGCTGCGCTTCGAGGCCGAGAGCCGTTATTCCCGCGAACGCGTCACGCTGGCCTCTGGTCACAACCTGACCTTAGGTACGGTCATCGCCACCGATACCGCCACCGGCAAGATTGCCCCGCTCGATCCGGCCGACACCGGTTCACTCAGCCAGGCCAGCGGCGTGCTGATCAACGACTGTGATGCCACCAGTGCCGACAACCTGAATGCCTTGGTGGTGGTTCGCCACGCCATCGTCTTGCGCGATGCCTTGATCTGGCCTGCAGCCATCGCGGCCGAGCAGAAGGCAGCAGCCATCGCGCAGCTGCTAGATCTGGGTATCCTGGTCCGCGACGCTGTCTGACTCCCCGTTACATCACAGATCCCTTTCCGACATCCCCTCGGCCCGCCGGTCATCCCGCGGGCCGTTCCTTTTATTGGAGCCCTCTAATGCAAAACCCTTTCCAGAATCCCGGGTTCTCGATGGCCAGCCTCACTGCCGCCATCAACCTCATCCCCAACCGCTATGGCCGACTGGAAGAACTCAATCTGTTCCCGGCCAAGCCGGTACGTACCCGCTCGGTAGTGATCGAGTCGCGCAATGGCACCCTGAACCTGCTGCCCAGCCTACCCGTGGGCAGTGCCGCCACGCAGAACAAGCACGACAAGCGCCAACTGCATTCCTTCGTGATTCCGCACATCCCGTTGGAAGACGTGGTGCTGCCGGAAGAAGTACAGGGCGTGCGCGCATTCGGCTCTGAGACCGAGATGGACACCGTGGCGCAGGTGCTGGCACAGCATCTGGAATCGATGCGCAACAAGCACGCCATCACGCTCGAGCATTTGCGCATGGGCGCCTTGAAGGGGGTGATTCTGGACGCCGATGGCAGTGTGCTGCACAACCTCTACGATGTTTTCAAGCTCAACCCGAGCACGGTCAATTTCCAGCTCAATACCGACACCACCAATGTGCGCAACAAGTGTGCCGACGTGGTGCGCGGCATCACCGAGAACCTGCGTGGGGAATTTATGACCGGCGTTCGCGTCCTGTGCTCACCCAGTTTCTTCGCCAAACTCACCGGCCACGCCAAGGTCGAGAAGGCCTATGAGAACTATGCCCAGGGCGCCATGCTGCGCGACGACGTGCGCAATGGTTTCGCCTTCGGGGGTGTTGTCTTCGAGGAGTACCTCGGCAAGGCGAGCTATCTCGACGGTGCCGGCACCGCCCAGACGCGCGACTTCATCGCCGAGGGTGAAGCGCATGCTTTCCCGTTGGGCACAGTCGACACCTTCAGTACCTACTTCGCGCCGGCCGACTTCAACGAAACGGTCAATACGCTCGGTCAGCCCCTGTACGCCAAGCAGGAGCCGCGAAAGTTCGATCGGGGTACCGATTTGCACACGCAGAGCAACCCGCTGCCGATGTGCCATCGTCCCGGTGTGCTGGTCAAGCTGACCATGGCGTGATGGTCAATCCCGTCAAGCCATTCGCACGCCTGTTGGTCAGCACCTTCCTGCACCTCGGTACGCCGGGCACTTACCGGCGCATCGATGGGGCGGAGGTTGCCACGCGTTTCATTGCCAAAAGGCCGGATGTCGTCGAGTCCTTCGGTGACGCTCGGCTGGTGATGTCCACGCATCGTTTCGACCTTCTATCAAGGGATGTGCCGGACCCGGAGGCGGGGGATCGTTTTACCCTCGATGGTCAAACCTACCTGGTGGTGGGCGAGCCGATGGCTGATCGCGATCGGCTAGTCTGGACGCTGACAGGAGCACCGGTATGAAGTTGCTGGCTGCGCTCTCGGGCGACCTAGACCAGATGCTGGCCGATGAGGTGCGCATTGCTGAACAGGCCGTGACGCACTCCATCCGTGAAGCGACCGATGGGCTCAAGACCGAGCTGCGCAGCCAGATCACCGGTGCAGGTCTCGGTCAGCGCTTGGCCAACACCTGGCGCGGCGAGGTTTACCCTAAGGGTCAGATGAGCATCAAGGCCGCAGGCCTGGTCTACAGCCGGGCGCCCGTCATCGTCGGTGCGCATGACCAGGGGGCCACCATCCGTTCCAAGGATGGCTTCTGGCTGGCTATTCCCTTGCCCGCTGCCGGCAAAGGCCCACGCGGCAAACGCATGACCCCCGGTCTTTGGGAAAAGCTGCGTGGCCAGCGCCTGCGTTTCATCTACCGCCGGGGCAAACCGTCGCTCCTCGTCGCAGAAAACCAGCGTGCTCGCCAGGGCCAGCGCGGCGGTTTCTCGGCCGCTTCACAAAAGGCCCAGGCTTCTGGCAGAGGGTTGGTCACGGTGCCGATGTTTCTGCTGGTGCCGCAAGTGACCCTCAAGAAGAAGTTCGACATCGACAACGCCTCGCGCCGTTGGGTCAGCACGCTGGCCAACCGGATTGCAGACCGTTTTGATGACGCCGAACGGCGTGGAGGCAGCCCATGAGCCAACGAGAAGTAGCCATCGGCGCACTGTTTGACGTGCTGGGGCAGTTGTCACTCGCAGCGACGGTCAAACGGAACGCTGCATTACCGGAGCGCATCGCGGACCACGCCATGGCCATCCTGCGTGATGGCGAAATGGGAGATCCCGACGTTTCGCTGTCACCGCTCATGTACTACTGGCAACACCAGGTGGCCATCGAACTGTTCGTGGCCGAACCCGATGCCAGTGCACGCGATGCGCGCATGGACGGCCTGCTCATGGAGCTGGCCATGTTGATTGAAGCCGACCGGACGCTGGGCGGCGTCATCGACTACGCCGAAATCGGTCCGCCCAAATTCGATGAACTGGCCCCCGACGGCACGGGCGGCATCAAAGCCTGCCTGCTGCCCGTGGTCCTGCACTACAGCAGCTCCGGGCCACTGAACTGAACCCACTTCCCAAGGAGAAAAACCTATGGCCCGTGCCTACGGCGCGAACGCCAGCCTCTTGGCCGCGTTCGAAACCAGCTATGGCAGCACCCCGGTAGATGGCTACTGGCAGCTGCCCTTTGTTTCCACCTCGCTCGGCTCCGAACAGGGCCTGATCGCCAACGACCTGATCGGCCTGGGACGCGACCCGAGTGCGCCGATCCGCGACGTGGTCAAGGTCGAGGGCGACATGGTCGTGCCGCTGGACGTGCGGCATATCGGTCTATGGCTCAAAGCCTTGTTGGGCGAGCCCACATCGTTGGGGACGGGCGTGGTGACCCATACTTTTGCTTCCGGCAAGCCTAGCCTGCCCAGCCTCACGCTGGAAACGGGCCTGCCCGACATCCCGGCCTGGTTCGTCGCTTCCGGCGTCATGGTCAACAGCCTGCAGGTGGGCTTCGCACGTTCTGGGGCGGCGAATGCCACGGTGGGTCTGGTCGCTCAGGGCGAGGTGCGGCGCACCGCCACGCTGGACGACAACCCGGGCACGCTGGACTTGCAGCGTTTCAACCAGTTCCAGGGCCAAATCCTACGGAATGGCCAAGCCCTGGGCAATGTGGTCTCGGCGCAGCTGACGTACTCCAATAACTTAGAGCGCATCGAGACCATCCGCTCCGACGGCAAGATCGATGGTGCCGATCCCACGGTGGCCAGTCTCACCGGCAACCTGGAAGTGAGGTTTGCCGACACCACGCTGATCGATGCGGCGACGAACAACACGCCGCTGGAATTGTCCTTTGGCTATGCCATCGACGCTGATCACCGACTGACCTTCATCGCGCACGAGGTGTATCTGCCCAAACCCAAGCTGTCCATCTCCGGGCCCGGCGGCATCCAGGCCACCTTCGAGTGGCAAGCCGCCAAGGCCACCAGCGTGGCCCGCATGTTCGCCGTGGAGCTGGTGAACGACGTCTCTTCCTACTGAAATTCTGACAGGGGTTTCCCATGATCAAACTCAATCTCCCGCGTGAGCCGCACTGGATCACGCTGACTGCCGGCGTGCGCCTGCAGGTTCGTCCTGCCACCACATCGCTGGTCATGGCTGCCCGCCATGCCGCCTCCAAAGTGGCTGGCACCGACACCGCTGCGGCGGGCGAGCGCACTGCGACCCTCATCACCGAACTGGCCAAACTGGCCGTGCTGGCATGGGAGGGCGTGGCCGACGACAAAGGCAAACTGGCCGCCGTCACACCCGACGGTGTGGTTGCCCTGATGGAGCACTGGATTTTGGCCGATGCCTTCGAGCGCGAATACCTCGCCGGTCTCTACGCCCTGGATGCTGAAAAAAACGTCTGAAGGCCCGTACCGCTTGGCACTTCGGTGGTGGGCCGAGCTATTGCGGCGCCTGCCCCGAACCGTGCCCCGAGTGCCCATACACCATGAACGCCCCGGAAAGTCTGGAAGGCTGGCAAGCGGCCAGTGCGATTGAAATCTGTGCCAGCCAGTTGCGCATGGCGCAAGGCCGGGTGGTGGGGCTCGATCTCAACGCATGGATGCTGGCATGTGAATGCAGCGGGTTGGACAAAGCCACGGCGATCGATCTGTTCCCGGCGGTGGAGGCGGGCCTGATCAGCACTTTTGCGCAGGACGAGTAGATGCCTGTGTTCACCGTTGCCAGGTGATCGTTAAATGCAAAGTCAGCGGTCGATATCCCGAATCCCTTCCTTGCTGCGTTCGGTCTCCAACGGTTCACCGCGTGGCGCGTGGGTCAAAGTCGAGATGGATTCCGACGCTGCAATGTCTGATTGGTCGTCAGTATTGATCGTCTGCCACTCAGACAGCGGAAGGCCATCCTGCTTCAAGTTCGTGTTGTATGCGGCCACGAAGTCCTCAAATTCCTTTGCCCAGTTGGTCGGACCGCTGCTCATGATGCCTATTTCCTGGTGGCAGCAAAAGCTGCTGCAGCTATTCGAACCATGCTCGGGTGCAGGGTGCCCAGTTTCGGAATTTGACCGTGGGGCGCATGGGGCGGCACTGAAAAGTAGTCGTCGTTATAGGGCAACTCCAGCGTGTTACTCAAGTTGAACTTGGTGTCGTAGCTGAGGCCAGCGCTGGCATAGGCGGCAGGATGTTCACCATTGGTGATGCGGAATTCACCGCTGTAGAGCCGGTCTGTTTTTTGGCTCGTGCCATACGCCACGCTCACGAAGATCCGGCCGTCATCGTCTTCCTTGGTCGATGTGATGAGGCTAGGGCGTGGTTTGGGTTTGGGGTGAATGTTGTCAGGGAAGTGGCACCAGGCAATGTCGCCAGCGGTGGGTTCCGGCCACCAGCGCATCAGGCGCTTTCCATTTCAAAAAGGCTGCTGCGCACCGTGCCACCTTTGGCTTTGGGCGCTGACTTTTTGATTTGGCTGAGTTGGGCTTTGGTGAGCGCGCCTTCGTCGGCTTCGTACTGAGGCAGCACCTTGGTGGCGAGCTCATGCAGAGCCAGATGAATAACTTGTGTCTCATCCACGCCCAGCACTTCGGCCAAGCGCTTCGCGGTGGTGCGTGTCACGCCTGTCGCACTGTCCTGCGGGCGGTAACGAAAGGCAATTTGAGCGGTAGCGGCGGCCATGTTGGTTTCTCCTGAAAGATATCTCAAAGATATCCTATTGAACGCTTCCTGTCAACCGTGTGTCTTTGACGCACTTTGATTCAACCACTTTCACTTATTGAGTCCATGGCTGAACGCAACCTTTCCATCCGCCTGTCAGTGGTCGATGGCGGCAAGGTCAAGGCTGAACTGTCCGAGATCGGCGAGAAGGGGGAGCGCTCGCTCAAAAAAATCGAGGCGGCAGCCACCCCGGCATCCGGCGGTTTGAAACTCCTGTCATCAGCGGCCAACGATGCCAAGTTCCAGCTGGAAGCCGCTACCGAGCGGCTCGGGATGCTGGGTTCGGTACTCGGCAAACTCGGCCCCGCGGGTCTGATCGCCGGTGCCAGCATCGCCGCCCTGGGTGTGGGCATGACTGCCTTGGTCCTGCCGGTGGCCCGGGTCGGCGACGAGTTCTTCAAGCTCTCGCAAAAGACCGGCGTCTCGGTCGAAGCGCTCACCGCGCTCGACTATGCAGCCAAGCTGTCGGATGTCACCACCGAGGGACTGACCAAGGCGCTGCAGAAACTGTCGATCGCCATGTTCGACAGTCGGTTCGAGGGGGCAGAAGGGAGCAAAATGCTCAAGGCCCTGGGGGTGGCCGCCACTGACACGACGGGCCAGATGCGCCCGACCGAAGCCGTGCTGCTCGATCTGGCCGAGAAATTTGCCCGGATGCCCGATGGCGCAGACAAAGCAGCCCTGGCGGTGAAACTCTTCGGCAAGGAAGGCCTGGAGATCATTCCGTTCCTGAACCAAGGACGAGAAGGCATCGCCGCTCTGATGGATGAAGCCCAGCGCCTGGGTCTGGTCATGTCAGAAGATGTGGCCCGTGCATCCGAAGCCTTCAACGACAACTTGACGCGTCTGTCCGCCATCTTCGAAGGCGTGCAGCGCCAGATCGGTGCAGCGGTCATTCCTATCCTCGCGGACTTCACCGAGCAGGTGATCCTGGCCCAGACCGAGACGGGCAGTTTCAGCAATGAGCTGCAGCGCATCACGGCCAACCGCGAGGCCACGATCACCTTCCTCGAGTCCGTGGCATCGGGCCTGGCGTTCATTGCTGAGTCAGCGGTGCTCTTGAAGCGGGTCATCGCTCAGCCCTTTGACAGCCTGTCGGTGGTCGGTAAGGACATTGAGACCTGGTTCAAGACGGACCTGCTGCGCTCCGGCAAGTCGATGGGACTGGATCCCAAGGTCATCGATGCTGAAATCGCCAAGCTGCAAACCGCACGCGATGACTATGTGCGCGCGGCCAACGACCGGCTGTTCAACATCAACCAGAACCCTGGCTATGTGGATCGGGTGGCCAAGTTCTTCGAGGAACAGCGCCGCACGGTGCGTGTCATGGGCCAGCGGTTTGTGCTCGACACCGAGGCACAGGCCAAAGAAGTGCAGGCCATCTACGACAAGATTCTGCCTACGTTGCCGCGCAAGCCACGCCCCAGTCTGGATCTCTCCGGCTTCGAAAAACCCAAGCCTGCAGAAAAGCTCAACGAAGGCGAGGCCTTCCTCAATCAACTGCGCTCGCGCCTGACTCGAACGCAAGAGGGTGAGGCCGCCGAACTGCGCGCCCGCGCCCTGCAGATTGAAGCCAAGGGCTACAAAGGTGTCTCGGTCGAAGCCGAAAAATACATCCAGGTGCTCGAAGCCATCGAGCGGCAGAAAGAAAAAGACAAGGCCTTCGAGGCCTACGAAAAAGAAGAGGCCAACGCCCGCAAGATCGTTGAAACGCTGATTGGCGGCAACCGCCAGCGCATCGAAGGCATGCAGTTGCAGCGCGAGATGCTGGACCTCTCCAGCACCGAATGCACGGTCCTGCAAACCCGCGCCGAACTGGAGAAGTCTGCTGCTGCCGCTCGCAAGGAAGCCAGCCAGATCCAGGACGCTGATCTGCGGGCACAAACGATCGAGGCCATCAACGATGCATTGGCACGTCAACTGCCAATTCTTGAAGACTTGATTCGCGCCAACGCCGACTACCAGCGCAGCGCGGAGTTCGGTGCCAAATCGGCGCTGCGCACCTATATCGAGGACGCGACCAACGCCGCCAAGCAGGCCGAGCGTGCCGTGACCGGTGCTTTCAAATCCATGGAGGATGCGCTCACCCAGTTCGTGATGACCGGCAAGGTCGATTTCAACAGCCTGGCCAACTCCATCATCAGCGACCTGATCCGCATCCAGATCCAGCGCGCCATCACCTTGCCCTTGGCGAACTGGGCGATGAGCCTGTTCACGCCGGCAGCCAGTGCCGCGCTGCCACTTGGCTCCGGTGACCTGATGGGCGTGAATGCCAATGTTGCGCACAGCGGCGGCTTGCTCGGCACCGATGGTCTGCCATCCCGGCAGGTCGATGGAAGTGTATTTGCCGGCGCGCGGCGCTTCCATACCGGTGGTCTGGTCTCGGGTGAGGTGCCGATCATCGCCCGCCAGGGTGAGGCGGTATTCACTCCCGGGCAGTTGCGTGCCCTGGGTGGTGCGGTGGCAGGACGGCCGCAGGTCAACGTGGAAGTCAATGTGATCAACCGCGCCAGTGGCGTTGAGACCCGTGTCGAGCAGCAACAGCAGCCGGATGGCAGCACGCGGCTCGATGTGATCGTCGAACAAATGGAAGCGCGCATGGCCCGGTCGATCTCCCAAGGTTCCGGATTGGCACCGACCCTGGAGCGCCGCTACGGCCTCAATCCTGCGGCGGGAGCGATGCGATGAATGTGCAATGGCCCAACACCCTGCCGCTGCCCTCGGTCGAAGGCTACGGCCTGACGCCCCAGGAAGCGGTGCTGCGCACCGACATGGAGTCGGGCCCCGCACGCCAGCGTCGCCGCTTTCGGCAAACGCCCACGCGCATCACCGTGCGCTGGCTGTTCTCCGAAACGCAGTTCGCCCTTTTTGAGGCTTGGTACAAGTACCACGCCGATGAAGGGGGGCAGTGGTTCGAGATCACCTTGCTCGGTGGTCTCGGGCTCTTGCCCCATGAAGCCCGCTTTACCCGCCAGTTTGAAGCCCAGTTGCGTTCGGCCCGGCGCTGGGACGTCAAGGGCGAGCTGGAAATCCGTGAGCGTCCCACGCTCGATGAGGGCGCACTCAACCTGTTGCTGGAGCTTGAAGCCCAAGACATCTTCACCATGGGCGGCGAATTGCATCAACTGGTGCACGGCACCTTGCCCATCCGTCTCCCTGGTTTGCCCGTCTCAACCTGATCCCAGAAAGTTCCCATGAGTCTACAAACCGATCTGCACGATGCCGTCACGCGTGTGGCGGCCGACAGCGCGCTGTTGCATACCGTCGTGCACGGTAGCCCACTCGAGGCAGTGACCACCGAAGGTGGCGCTGTCGTCTCCGTGGCCAAGCTGCTGAATGATGCCGATGCACGCATCAATCTCGCGGCCCAAGGCATCCTCGTGCAAAGCCAGTCGGCGGCTCAGGACGCGCTGACCTCGGCGGAGTTGGCATCGAGTGAAGCCGACCGTGCCCAGTCGGTCGCCAGCAAAGGCGTGACCGACACGAATGCCGTGCTGCAGTTGGTCCAGACCAGCGGAAATCAGATCCTGGTCGACGCCGAAGCAGTGTTGCAGCAGGTCATCGCCCGCTTGCTGGCTGTGGGCCTGCCCGACTCCTTGATCGGCGCGCGCGGCATGCTGCTGAAGGTCAAGGCAGATGAATCCGGCTATGAGTTGGTCAATACCGCAGCTCTGCCGCGCTTCTATGGATTCCAGCTTTCCAGCGACGGCTCGGAGTTGCTGCTCACCGAAGGGCGTGATGCCGATTTCCAAGCCAACGACTTCCTGGCTTGGACACTGGCCGAAGGCGTCACTTTCGCCATCCATGACAACGCGCTGGAGGTACAGCTGTGAATCTGGATATCTCAGCGCTTGGTTATCGCTGGAAAGGCATCTACTCGCCGTTCCTGAACTACCAAGAGGGCGATGTGGTCTTCAAGGACGGTGGTGCCTGGGTCATTCGCCACGGCCTGCCTCAGCCCTTTGCACTCGGCCAGCAAGATGCGGTGCTCAAGGGCCATCTGCTCACTGGCGGGGTGTCCGTGGGCGGCATCGGCAGCATGGTGCTCCACTCCAACGGTGCGGATGGCGTGGAGTTTCGCTTCATGGCCGATCGCAATGGCACGATTGCCACGGCCTTGATGAACACCGATCGGGCGGCGGCGGACTATCACAGCTCGAACTACTTCATGGCCGCGATCATGAACGACGGTTCGGTGCGTGCCTGGGGTAGAGCCCTTGTCGGGCAACAGGGAACTGGCAATACCGGAGACATCGGCCGCACCTTTCCGGCGCGGGTGGCGTTCCCGCCTGGCACTCCACGTATCGCGTCCGTGACCTGCTTGTGGGATGCCACCTACTTCATTGATGCGGACGGGGGGCTGTGGCACGCGGGTAACAGCAACGGCTGGGGATCGGACAACCCGGTTCCCAAGCGGCTCAACG